AGATATTATTATTGATAAGGTGGTTATAATTGATTAATGCAACGATAACAGCTAAAGGGCGAGAACTAGAAGATACGGGGTTAATATTTGGTAATTTTGGAACACTCACAACCCTTCATATTGGGGACGGTGAAATATTGCTAACTGAAGACAGTACAGCCTTAACCAGTCCGCAGGGCACTGTACCTATAACCGACATAATAGTAACAGGAACTACAATACAGATTGTAGCGGTAGTACCCAAAGAAACTATTTACAACATAGCAGAAGTGGCAATTTCAAACGGTTTGGGCGAGTTTTACGCAGTCGCCAACCACGCGTTAATTTATAACGATGCCGGCACGTCTGTTACATTAAATTATTATATATTAAGCGGGAATACCCCCAACCTAACCCAAACAATCGGCAACCCTACAACCGTGCTAACTAAAACCGAATTGCTAGAAAAATACGCACAAATGAAGGCGAGCTATAAAACAAAACTACAATCACAGCTGAATAATAAATACAGACTGGTTAACACAGACAACCCAGTAAGCCCATACTTAAAGCACAAGCCCCTTTATAGTGGGTTTTTAGCCGACCCGTTCCCAGATACGGTTATCTTTAGGGGGATAGGTAGCGGGGCTTGTGGTGAAGTGCATCAAGGGAATAGAATGGTATCGTTAGATATAGAGACAACAGGTATATATTACGTGACCGAGCATACAACAGAATACAGAGAAGACGGGCGAGCCTATACACAATCACATTGGGAAGGGTGGACACCGCACAAGCACGATATGCGAATGCACAAAGGTTATTCAATGGCACTGTACAAATATGATTTTAACTAATAAAGGTTTAGAACTTGAGAACTTGGCAACAGTTAGCGGAATATCGCCGATATTGTCAGAATTTGGGGTATCGTCCGACATTGTAACACTAACGGCCGACAGCGTAACACTACCGAACGAGATATCACGCTACCCAGTTGATAATATAGAGCGAGTTGCGGGGGTATTACGATTAGTTTTGACTGTACCCCAAATAGTAACACCTTTTACTCTGAACAGCCTTGTTGTTTATGATAGTAATGGCAATATTTACGGGGTGCAAAACTATCACGGGGTAGAAAAATTAACAGGTCAACCCCTAGTTATCTATTTAAATATTGCCGAAATATCAACCACCGCAACGCTAACCTATGCGACAGTTGCAGGGTCGACAGACCAAGCGACCCTGCAAGATTTAATCGGGGCTAGTGATGATTATCGGGCTTATTGTTTAGGTTTATATCTAGAATACAATAAAAATACCACAGTATTGACGTCTGTGACCGCTGACGGTATTGATTATGATGACTACACAACGTCTCATGGTCGTTTTTTAACTATAGGGCAGAACGGGCGGGGTAGCACAGCATCACAACGCATAAATAACGACATTACGCCGACAGGTGGAGAAGAAGAAACAACAGGCGGATATACTCACCGCCACAAATGTATAGACGACCAAATACAGGGGGTTGTAAAGCTAAAGTTGGGTAGGGTTACATGATAACAACTACAGGAGCGAGCTATAACGCTTTAGAAATACATAGTGTACATATTGGTAGTGGAACGACTGCCCACACTGTGGCGAGCGTAGAACTGTACGAATATATTCGAAAATATAGGGATTTTAGACTAACAAACGAAGGGAATAATTACAAGATAACCGTATTGCTACCACAGGCGGGCACGTCGCGAACTATAACAGAAATAGGCGTATATATTAATAACGGGGCGACACTTTACGCGGTCGCGAACATTGACCCGATAACAATAAACGACCCAGCAACGTCGCATTTACGGACGGTATCGCTAACGCTTGAATTCACAACAACCGCAACAGTTACAGCCGACCAATCAAAAACAGAAGTCACCAATCTAGACCTAATAAACCAATCAAATGGTGATATTGATTATATATTAAATAGGACAATAGACAGCGAAGCAGAGCACGCAATACTGCACCTATGGAACACCGCAGACGGGGATATACCTGATGGATATCAGTTATGTGATGGCACTAACGGCACTATAAATACAGTGGATAAATATATAGCTTCTACAGGTGATGATGTAGGTGAAGTTGTAGCTGAGAAAAGCATAGGTCTAAAAACTGAAAATATAACAACCATCGGTAATGATGAGCTGATAGATATATACCATGAAACCACATTGGCCGGAACTAAAGAAGAGCCAGCCGCTAGACTGTGGACATGGACGGACAAATGGCACACGCGAGAGCACGACCACACAGCCCCCCCGAGAGTGTCGTACAATGATGAGGCCGACCCGTTTAAGGATTACATGCAAACCGACCCAGCGGAAAATAAAAACACTTACTCAGTCAACCGTTTTAATATGTATTTTATTCAAAAAATACCATAATGACATATACAACCAAGCAAGGCGACACATTAGACAATATTATATTCAATACCTTTAATTTTGTTGATATAGGCATACTAGCCTATCATTACGAAATCAACCCACATCTTACCCTATATGGTACAGTATTGCCTTATGGTGTAGAATTAAATCTTGTTGAAATAGACCAAATCCCTATAATTCAAGATTTTTATAACCAACCAGCAGAGAGCAAAAAAACAGTAATAGCCCAAAGAATACAGCCGACACAACAACAATATAATGATTATTCGCAAGCTAACACTACATATACAACCAAGCAAGGCGACACATTAGACAATATTATATTCAATACCTTTAATTTTGTTGATATAGGGATATTAGCCTATCATTATGAAATCAACCCACATTTAGCCCAATACGGTACAGTACTACCGTATGGGGTAGAATTAAAACTTGTTGAAATAGACCAAATACCTATAACCCAAGATTTTTATAACCAAAACCAAACAATAACAACAGATAAAAATTATAGCCTAGCCGAGCATGAAGAGCTAAGGGCACGCCTAAAGCTAGAGATTGACGCATTGAATACTAGGGCATTACTAACCGCAGAGATAACACGAGAGATTGAGCCCTTTATCTTACGCAATATCACAAACGCCCAAGGTGTAACAGAGCCCGAAGCTAATATTTTAATATCAGAACAAACCGACCCAATAAATGAAAAAATAACAACATTACAAGCCGAAACGCTAGAGCTAGCTAATAGACCAATTCAACCGGCGGGGTTAATATCCGCATGTTATACGGTTAAAATACCATTGGGGTATTTAGCGTTAAACGGTGAAATATATAACACCGCAGATTATCCAATATTAGCCGATTACTTGGACGAAATAGGGGCAACCTTTACCCTTGACAACTTGGACGGCTTACCCCTATGGGGCGGTACAGGTGCAAGCGTCGGGACGGTTACGGGTACTGATACGCAAACCATAACACACCGCCACCCCGTAGATATAACAACAAATAACCCCAACGCCACCGTATCAAGGTCTAGCGGTTTTGGTACTGCCGCCCATCCGTCGCATAAGCACGACGTAATCGGCAAAACAGATTATGATACAAAAACAGTTAACAAATTGCCACAACGTAAAATAGTCCAGTGGATAATAAGCACAGGGCAATAATTAAATAATAACAGTAATATTTTACAATTTATTAAAAATATGTTACAATTACAAAATAACTAAGGAATAAAAATTATGGCAGATATATTTGGCGTTCAAGTCGTCCGCGGGGTTGATTACAGGGCTAATCTTGAACTATTCGGTACAACCGTAACCGCAGTAGTAGGGACAGCAGACACAGCAGACGCGGAAACATTTCCATACAATACCCCCGTACTAGTAAGCACCGACAGAGCAAGGATTGGGTTATTAGGCGACGCGGGCGAATTAAAAAGAACAGCAGAAGCATTACTAAGGGAAGCGTCTCATCATGTTGTTGTTATACGTGTGCCGTATGACGCTGTAGAGTTAACACAAGCCGATTTTGTTACGGGCGGGACTGATGCAGTCACAGGCGAAAAAACGGGGCTTGTTGCTCTTGAGACTTGCGAGAGTGTTGTATTTTTACGACCTAGCACAATTATATGCCCTACATTTTCAAAAAATCCTAACATATCGGCGGTTATGGTATCGGTTGCCGAGAAGATAGGGGCTACAGTATTTATTGACAGCGTGGGCACTAACAACACCGAAATTATAGCACAACGTAACGCGATTACTAGCAAGAAAGCCACAATTGTGGAAGGTTATGGATATTTTTATGATAATAGTGTGAAAATAGATATTGAGCCATCAACGTATTATGCGGGTGCATTGGCTAAAGGTATCAGCCTATACGGTGAGCAACGCTCACCTTCAAACATTGATATCACAAGTATCAGCGGGGTAAATAAATCAGTTGATTATTTAGATAATGACCCAACATGTGCAAGCAACTTATTAAATACTAACGATATTGGAGTGATTACCAACATCAACGGTATTTTTAAAACGAAAGGCAACCGAAATTGTGCGAGTACATTTATCGCAGTTGAGCGAATTCACACGCTAATAGACAGAAATATAAATAGTATTAACCAAATCATTGTCGACGCGGGTATCGGTGCTAATTATGCCGATACTGTTATAAGTAAGGTTAATATATTGCTAGAAGAAGCGACTAATAACGGGCTAATATTTGGCGGGTCGTGTCGCCTTAATGGTACGCTTAACACACAGGCAACTATGTCGCAGGGTATTGTGTATTTTGATGTAGAATTCACCCCGATATATCCCGCTGAAAAGGTAATATTTACAACATATACAACAGCGGATAGATTAATTAATATCTTAGGAGACGCCTAAACATGGGAATATCAACATTAAAACAGTTTAATTTATTTGTTAATGGTGCGGGGTTTGTTGGTACAATCACCAAGTTGCAGCTGCCAAGCATTGCAGACATTACCAGTGATATTATAACAGGTGATAGAGCTACAGCCATTAAAGTGGTAACAGGCGTTGAGCTTGGGGAGTTATCATTCACTTGTGTTGACATTATAGACACAAGACTTACGGGCTTGTTATATGAAAAAGATACAATTTTAACAATTAAATCAATTTATAGCGACAGCGACAGCGAAGACGATAAAGGCGTAATAATTACCGCAGTTATTGCGTCACGGAGTAGAGAAATCGCAGAGCTGGAGAAAGGCGGAGAAACGTCGCAATCTTTCACGTTTAGTTTAAAAAGTTATAGAGAAGTTGTTGATAATGTCACAATATATGACATTAACACCGCCCCAATATTAACAACACTATAAGGTTAATCCGATATTATGGAATTATCTACACCGCTAAAAATTAGCCCAAACGAAACAATCACAACCATTAATTTAGACCTTTTAAATTATGGTGATATTATGCAAGCGTTGGAGATGGGCAACCCCACCAAAACTATGGACTTTTTAATTTTAAAGGGTACGGGTTTAAGTAGGGACGCTTTAAACCGTTTGGGGGCAAGCGATACCATTAAAATCATGGCGGAGGTGGACGCGTTGCTTGACGCGTCAAAAAAGTAATACAAGACGCTGAAACCGTTATTATTTACGCCTTTAAATGGACGCCGAAAACAGTGGCTAATATTCCTATAAAAAAATTAAAATATTATTATGAGTTAGCTATTGAGTGTTTAAATCGTGACGGTACAGGTCGCCTATAATGTCAGCATTAAAAATTCAAGTTGTAAGTGATTTCAGAGATAATGCCAGTCGGGGGATAAGTCGCCTAAATTCAAGGCTTGGCGGGTTAAAAAAATCTAGCCTAGGGGTTGCTAAAAGTTTTGGTAAAATCGGGGCTATAGGCGTAGGGGGTGCGGTTGCATCGTTTGGCGTCTTGTTTGGCGTAACCGCTAAAATAAACGGCGAGCTGACAAAAACAGTTGATAATCTTGGAAAAACCGCAAAAGTGTCAGGCTTAACAGTCGCAAAACTCCAAGAAATACAATACATCACAGAACGTACAGGTGGAGACGTCGCCAGCCTTGACAAACTATTCTTAACAATGAATAGAACTATCGGCAATTTAAAAACGGGTACGGGTCAAGCTTTTTCGGCGTTAGAAAAATTCGACAGTAGCGGGGCATTAAAAAATCAGCTTGACGCCAGTAGCGACACAGCCACCAATTATGAGTTAATATTGGATAAATTGCTAAGTATGGACGACTTAGCAGAAAAAACCGCCCTAGCCACAGCGTTTTTTGGTGCCCGTGGTGCGGACACCATAATAAAGACATTAGCAGAAGGCGAGCACGGGATAAGCAAGCTCAAATCACAGTTCGGACAGTTTGGCGGTTTTTCAAAGACTGCAATAAATAACGCGGAAAAGTTTAGAGACACAATCGCAAATTTTGACCTTAGAAAAGCAATACTATCAAGCAAGTTTTTAGAGCATATCACACCAGTATTTGACAGAATAATAACCAAAGTAAACCAATATTATGGAAAAAATAAAGAACTAATCAACCAAAAGTTAGACGTATATTTTAAGGCTTTAGGTCAAGTTTTAGAAAAGTCTATTGTTTGGGTTGGGGGATTAATCCAACAGTTTGACGAGTTTATAATAAAAAATGGCGGGGTTGAAGTCGTCCTGTCATCATTTACCGAAAAGTTGAGCAATTTATTCAATTTTGTTATAAAACATAAAGGGTTGCTTGCTAGCGTCTTTACAGGGGTAGCATTAGCCCCTATAGTTGCTAGCCTTGTAGTATTTGGTAGTACTTTAATAGGCATTGTTACCGCTATAGGGGCTATACCAATAGCAGTAGGGGCGGCGATTGCCGCGTTATTGTATGGGCTTTATAAAGTCGGTAAGGTTATAAACGAAATAATGGGCAGGGACGAACGCGAAAGCATACCTGATTATATATCACGGGTAAACGCAGAAGATAGCGAGAAACGAAAAAACGAGCCCCCCGAAGAAATAGAAGACGTAATACCTAAAGCCCCAGTATATCGTACTTACAAAAAGCGAACAGCTAGCCAAATTTTAGACAGTGCCACAGCAGAAGGTTCAACCAGTGGCAGGAGCAACCCATTCGCAAAGAAAGCCCAGCAACCAACAGCCACACCCGCACCAGATAATTACACTTTAAATTTAAAGGTTGACACAAAAAACGTGACCCCACAAGAAGTTGAAGGCATTGTAAAGCGACAATTCAATAGATTTAAGGACGACGTGAGCAAGAGCAAAAGGGCGTCAATGATTGATAAGGCATCATTAACATGATATTCACAGCGGGCGGTTATTCCTTCAACGTCTCTGAGATGGAGAGCGTGACGCAATCCAGTGGTATCGATTATGACATCGTGCGGTATGTTGACGGCTCAACGCGGTTAAATATTGCAGGCAGTGGTGAGAGCACTGTAAATATAACAGCGACACACTACCCCCACTTGGCCTTATACGACAGGCGAGAAACGGCTATTTCCCAAAATATTGGGCTAGTTAGAAGCAACCAATCAACGCGAACAAAGCAGGTAATTATTGATGAAGTTAAAAATCAGAAGGGCTATATACTAAGCAATACGGGCAGTATCACAGGCGGTTATATTGTTACAGATATCAGCGTAACCGAGGAAAATATGAACAACTTCAACGCCGATACAATAACCTATAATATAACACTTTTAGACGCTAGTAATTTGTAATGGATTTTTCAATATCCACAGGGGCAACAAAGGGTACACAGTCCCCAATAAGTGGTAAGGGTATTCTGAGTGTAGAAATCACAGAGAATACGGGCGGGGCACTTAATAGCATCACTGTGACCGTAGATATGGCACGCCATACGGTCGCGTCATTGAGTAAAAGCAACACATTATCCGTGACCGTAGGCGGTAGGTCATACGCTAACTATAAATATGATGAGTTGGCAGTTGACGAAATAGGTGGAACGCTAGCATTTACAAGCTATGAAGAAGAAGAGCAACAAGGCTCTGAATATAGAACAAGAGTATTTATAGATGTCACCCTACAGGTAATAATAGATAGCCTTAGTAATGGCTACACCGTAGATACTGAAGGATTGGAAGCTGACAAAACAATAGAAGCAGAATATCAACGCAATGAAAGCGATTACACAATGTTATCGCGATTGGTGGGTGCCGACAGGCTTAGTAAAAAAAAGGACGATAACGGGGGCGGTAGCACGATAACAGCCGACACCATGACCGCCTGCAGTGGTAGCATTAACGCCCGCCAGTCCTTCAGGTCAGCAAAAACGTTATGGTTTAATCCCAACACAGGCGACTATGGGGAAGAGACTGCAGGGCAGGGCAAGCCTGTATTTATGGTACAAGGTATTTTTGACACGCAAACAGAAGCACAAAACGAAGCCCGAACAGCACTATCAGGGGTAACCAAATATGAAAGCACTTGTACGATAACATGTGATATTAATACAGGAGTAAACGCTGGCGGGACTTGTACCCTTAGCGGGGTTAGTGCCCATTTGGCCAAAACGTGGCAGGTTAAAAGCGTAACCCACGCATTTAATGCTAAAGGCGGCACAACCACCGCCAACCTTTACTATCTAACTTAAACGTAAAGCCCTTATGATTTCAAGACGTAACGGCTTTTCTAACTGCCAAAACTTGAGCGGGTTAGAACCATAACCGATTATTTTAGCGTCGTCTGTTATTGTGTCAATTATATGTGTATTTAATTCAACAATTTTATACTCTGTATCATTTGGCATAATGTCATCAAGGCTATCACCTTCTATCAAGTCCGATGAATTCCAAGAGCCGAAATATTTACCGTTTTCATCTTTAAATTCTGATACATTTAAAACATCATCAGTTGTACAGCTAAAATATTCGCCGTTATTAATTTCTAAACTTGTAGCTATTTTAAACTGCTTTAATATTTTAATATGTTTATTCATTTTTTTTTGCTCTCTTGTTGTGGTTGGTATGTGTATATAATAGCAATCATTTATATATATGTCAAATATATTTTACATATATGATGGTTATTATTAACATATCAACACAACGATATTATAATGCTCTTAATGTGCCCCGTATTGAGCTCTGAAACCTTAAGGGCAGGAGACCAAATAACAAGCCCGCATTACAACCATCACCACCAATAATAATACTACTATCTATCACCGAGTGATTAACCTTACCACGTAGGGCATCAATAGTCCCAGCTATTTGTATTGGGTTATTAATACCCAGACGTTCAGACCATAGGGAATAATAAGAGCCATGTTTATTATTATATTTATATTTAGATATAACTATATTGTAATCAAAATAATCAACGCTTGTAATAAGGTCGCCATGCATTGATATCGCAGATACTGCTTTATATTTACGTATATCGCCGACATAAACATCAGAAGCACCCACTAGCCGACACCCTTAAGGTTATATTTTAACCGCATAATTACGCGGGGTATAAATCCTACACGTTTGTTATATTTAATTTTCTTATTTGTTGGGTTTTTTAAAATATCAACAGTATTTACGGTTGATATTGTTGTGTTTAATTTATCGTTTATCATTTTATTAACCTTTTTATTTTTTTTTGTTCTTTCTTATACATGTCGTTAATTAATTCTATGGTTGAAGGTTTAAAGTTTTGTTTTAAATAATCCTTATCCCTTAGCGTCTCTAGTGTTTTATATGACAGTTCGCTATCTTGAGCCAATACGGTTAGCTGTTTATCATATAAAAACGTGTGTAGTTTTATTAATAAATCCTTATCATTGTCATATTTTATAATTTTAACATCTCCTTGTTTTTAATATATGATAATTATATATTATATATATGATAATAATATATTATATATATGATAATAATATACCTATTGTTAAATATTTACACTATAGCCTTTATGGCATTTATTAATTGTTGTTGTGTCGCGTCTTTTTTTTGTAATACATTCATTATTTTATTATCTATAGTATTATCTGTTATTATGTGTATTATTTTAGTCTCTTGGTCTTGTCCTTGCCTGTGCAATCTTGCGTTAAATTGTTGATATAACTCAAGCGACCAAGGCAACCCATACCACACAACAATACGCCCCCCATACTGTGCATTTAGCCCATAGCTTGCCGATATAGGAGAAGCTAATAACATTTTAATATCGCCGTTATTCCATGCGGGCAACTCTTTAGCGTCTGCCGACAATAAAATTGCATCATTAAAATTATTTAAAATATCCACCAAATCGCTTTTAAAATTATAGGCTACTAGTAAATTATTATTAGGGTATTGTTTTTTTATTTCTTGTAATGCTTTTATTTTTTTGTTGTGTATCTTATGGGTTAAGCCCTTATCATCGTAAATATTACCGTTAGCAAGTTGTAACAATTTATTGCCCAATACCCCAGCAGTTGACGCGAATATATCAGAATTATTTATATTTAAAATATATTCTTTTTTCATTGTGTTGTATTTTAATTGTTCGGCGTCACTTAGATACACATATTTATTTATATTATGCTTATCTTTTATATCTAAATAATCACTAGCCGACATACTTAAACATATATCTTTTATTTTATCTTGTATTATTTTAGACGCCCCTTTTTTTATCGTAAAAACATAAGGACTATAAAAACTATTATCATAATATAACCGTTTAAATGCAGTGATATTACGCCCTAACCTTTCCCCACAATCTAATAAATATATAATAGCCCATATGTCTATAAGACCGTTAGGGGCAGGCGTGCCACTCAAACCTATAAGCTTTTTAATACATGGGTTAACTTTTTTTAAAGCCTTAAATCGTTTGCTGCTTGAGTTTTTAAAACTTGTAATTTCATCAACAATAACCATATCCCACGACCACGTACCAAGAGAGACAAGCCAATCAACCAGCTCCCTATTTATAATATAAATATCAACATTTTTCTTTAACGCGGTTAACCTTGCCTTCTCATCGCCCAGTACATGGCTAATTGTTAACCCCTGTAAATGTTCCCAGCTTTTCAACTCATCACCCCATACAGTGCGGGCGACCTTTAAAGGTGCTATTATTAGCACCTTATCCACATCACCAGATGCAAGGGCATCGGATGCAAGGGTTAAGGATATGACCGTTTTACCTAGCCCCATATCAAGAAATAACCCGCATTTAGGCGTATTATTGGCGAAATTAATAGCCTTTAATTGGTATGGGTGCATATCGCTATATTTTAGCATTTTGTAACACCGCTTTAAAATCTTTTAGATTGTCAATTATTAAAGCATTAGCCCCGTAACTATTCAACATTTTAATAATTAAGTGTTGGGCTTGACTAGCCACCCCGCTTGGTGCTTTAAACTCAATAAATAAAATAATACCGCCCTTTACAAATATCCTATCAGGAACACCCCGACAGGTTGGGCTTGTGAATTTAAAATTAATCCAACCCCTAGAACTTGCGTAATCGCACGCCTTGCGTTCAATAGTTTTTTCTAGCACGTTATGCCAACACTTGCAAGCGTATCAACAGCATCATCATAATATTTACCAAATGCTAAAGTATTGGGTAAGGCTTCTAGGTAGTTCGTTATATCTAACATAGGTATACCGCCTGAAGAGTAGGCTACAGCGTTGTTGTTTTTTACGTATCGCATTTTATTATTATTACCAACGTAGACCCATCTTGCAACGTCTCCAATTAGCTGAACCGTGTCGCCGTTATCATAATAAGCACCGCCCCCAACCTGCCTAACTGTTATAAAGTCCTTTATGTTTTCGCATTCAAAAATTGAAAGGTTAAGCGGTTTTTTATCAACCAAATAATTAATAACCGCGTTTATTGACACCTGCCGGTGCGGGTTTTTATTTAGTCCCAACGGTGCAAAAATACCAACACCCTTAACAGCCCCCTTTTTGGTTATAGCCAAATAATTATTGACATCACGACTATAAACAGCCTTATATTTTAAGGTGTCAAGGGTTAATCGTGTTAGTTTTTGCCAGTCGGCGCATATCGCATTGAATTGGTCTACATTTGTTTTTAACACTTGGCACGTGATGCCGTCGGTATTAGCCGATAAAACAGAAAAACCATTATTTTCTAAGTTTTCAATCAACATCAGCAAAAGTAATTGCCCTGTAATAGTCACCTGTATCATGTTATGGGGCGAATATAACACCGAATACCTATTACCTAACTTGCCGTAAGTGCCATTTATAACAATCTTTAGCGATTTGGCTTTATTAGTTTCACCCTTAGCTTTTGCGTCTAATCTTTCATTAACCATATTACTATATACATCTAAGAAATCAGAGCCTAGACATTTTGGATATAATCCCATATTTAAGATAAGTGAAGGGTAGTAACTGCTTACGTCTTTATCTATTAGGTCGCATGCGTCCGTCTCATACAGTGCCCGCTTTATTTCACACGAGTGAAGCCCGCCAAGGCCTAATTTGTAATTAGTTTTATTTATTTTTATAAAGTTCTTTCTTAAAGTTTCGGGGGTTCGGACTGTGCCCGCGTCGTTAATTGTAAATGTAGTGTTTGCAATACTTTTTAATATATCGTTTAATTTTTTACTTTTAAATTGTATGATTTCTGGTGGGTTATATTTGAAAGTTTCTTTACTGTTCACTTTCTTGCTTTTATTATTAAGAATATCAATATTTTTATTTTTCTTTTTCATTTCAATTATAATTATCTTCTCGGCAATTTGGGCATCCGAACAGCTTAAAAGGTCAGTATTATGTTCTGCCGACATCTCAAAACGAAGATTTACAGCGTCTACTAATTCGTGATAAATTAAGCCCATAATATCTAAATTATTAACACAAGCCTTTACAACGTCATCAGTCTGAACAGCGTCAATAATGCCGTCGTCGCTCTTTATATTTTCATATAAATTATTGCACCCCAAACGAGAGCCGTAAAGGTTTAGTGTATACTTACCGCCAGCGACCGCAGCAAGGTCAACGTGTGTTATTGCTCTTGGTCGCATAATATCATGGTCACGTAATAACCGCCAACCAATAGCCCCACCTTTTAGCAGGTTGGTTTGAAAATTGAATATTTCACTTACAGTTTTTGAACGCAACGCGTAAAGAATAACGGGTATTTGGTTGTTATTTGAATTGAAGCCAGATGTTAACCTTGTGTTTAAAATAGCCCTTATCTTTTGGCAGTCTTTAACGTCTATCCTTTTATCTTCACCGTGTACGGCTATCTGTATAATATTGCTATTGTCAATATTTTTAAATACAATTAAAAAGTAATTTTTAAAACTTTTTAAATCTAAAGCTACCAAGTTTTTAATTTTTTTATTGTTTATCATTTTTTTTATCTTTATTATGTTATAGGTATATAACCCCATAAAATAATAGGGTTATAGGTTTATAGGGTTATAGGGTTATAGGTCGTCTAAATCGTCAAAATCATCAGCCCCGCCAGCGTCGCCAGCCCCGAAGCTGTCACCGTCTTTGACAAATTGAACGGCATGAAGGTTACCGTTTATACGCTTGCCATATTTGTTATTTTGTAGCCAAAAACTAACGGACGCGTTAGCATAGCAACCGCCATAAATGATGCCGTCGTCTTCTGTGATTACACCCTTATCGCGTCCAACAACTATAGGGCGTTTAGCATTGGTGCATTTAATGAGCCAATGACCTTTATAATCATCATATTCTAAAGCGTCGCCGTCTTTAATTGCTATCTTGTCACTATTAACCTTGATATTATCACCGTCTGTAAGGTCGTTTAAAATTTCGTCTATTTTAGCCTTAGTTTCTGTATCTTTTTTTGATAATAAAAAAGAACACTCATATTTGCCCAAAACTCCGTCAAAACTTGCTTTTTCAAAAAGCGAAGGAAAAGACAACCGTACATTATTTAATATTATTTTACTCATAATTTTAACCTTAGTTATTTATATATTTGATTATTACTTTTTACACATTTGGTATTAACTATATTACTACGTTAGGGTTTTAAAATCTCCTATAATGTCAATATTCCCCCTTTTATCGTCACTTTTTGCAAGTGTTGGCTTGCCTTCAGGCTTTACTAGTAAAGCATTAACGTCTGATTTATCCATTAATTTATAAGCGTCTGTTATTCCTATAAGTTGGGGCTTTCTATAAGCTTTATCCCCTATAATCTTTTTTAACTCATCGCCAGCACCGACGCACCAACGACGGACAGACCGACCAGCAACCAATTTATATCCAGTAAAAGAACCGCCCGCCAATAGTTCATTCTCAACGTCTGTTTTTATACCCTTTAAAAATGACGTGATTAAAGGGCTAGCGTCTAAAATCTGCCTTTTTTCCAGTTCGCTCAGTCGGTTATCGTCCATACTATCCGCAGTTGATAAGTCAGAAAACGACCCCAATAAATCGGCTTCAACTTTATTTTTTAATGCCTTACAATTATTTCTAGCATTGCAAAATTGACATTGAACAGCCCCAGCTGTAAGGGTGGGATTATCTTCTAAGCACAATAAAGCCCTTGCCTTTACATATTCGCCATATTTTACTAACTCGGTAATAGTTAGTTCTTCAGATGTGAAGCTATTACGCCGAACCTGTGCGATGTGAATTATAAACTTATTTATACCCTTTATTTTTTTGTCGTCGTTCAATAAGCCCAACGCGTATAGCCTGCCTTGACTGTTACCAATAGCCGACACCGCCACGCCTTGCCCATATTTTAAATCAAAAATATGAATAACCCCGTTAGTTTTATCAATTATTGACGCGTCAAGCGTTCCAAAACCGCCATGTACAACATTATCAAAATATACACGCTGTTCGCTTGTTAATATTGCCTTATCGGTCATATGGTCATGTATATAATCAATATAATCTTGCACATATTCGCACATTGACGCCGTGATTATACCGTTCTCAAGTTGTGAGCCCGCGTA